CTGTCCTTTGCCTATTGGCATATCCCATTTATGAGCCCATACCATAGGAACATCACCTGATTTAAAACCTGATTTAATTGAACCTGCTTTGACTATGTCGCCATCTGAATCTATTTTATCGAATATCGAAAAGACGGCAGCGACTTCGCCTTTTTCGTCATTCTTTATCTCCAAGTCGATTGACTTGATATCAAAATTATCTGACACTTAAACTCCTAAATATATAAAATTGCCAATTTCATATTAATTCTATCAGTAGACCTTAATTCTTAACGACTACTTTTACTAGATTTATTTAGTGATGTCAGATATTATTCTTAGACTAGAAATAGGCATTGTGACTCTTCTATCTGTTCTCTTATGTGAGCCATCTTCCATTATTGCCCAAACCTGCATAGTAGCTTCTTTATCCTGACTATTTACAGATACAACAACACCGTGAACTACTGATGGTGGTTGTGGACTTTTATCTATACTCCAAGATACAGATTGACCTGTTCTAACAGATTCTGCTTTCTTACCTCTTTTTTTTGCTGGATGTCCTGCTGGTAAAAGATCGGTGTCATAAGGTGTTCTTTTAAATCTACCAGTTCTTAATGCTCTCAAAAACCCGTTAACTCTGGCTAACGCCCACTGGTCAGCAGACCTAACGTTACCTCTAACTGAACCCGGATTTGTTCTGTAAGCTCCAACACCTCTATTAAATACTTTAGCTAAAGTTCCTGTCGTTGTTCTAAATTTAGGATTACCTGCATTATGCTTAGTTACTTTATCTTTTAAAATTTTTCTAATTCTTGCAGATACAGCTTTCATTGCCATTTCATCAGCTAGGTCAGCAGCTTTCTTTCTACGTTCTCTAACAAGTTTTTTTCTTTCAGAAATAATTTCTTTCATTTTTGATTCGCCTATATTGAGAACACCACCCCATTTGATAGCAGCTATAACACCATTTAATCTTTTATCGTTTTGATGTCTACCCATATAACGTTCTCTTCTTCTTACCCAGTTAAGAACAGATTCACTTCTATCACCTGATTGATATGCAGTCCATCTTCTAAAAGCATCATTGCCTGTAAATGAAGTTGGAGGGTTGCCGCCATTGCCAGCCATTCTCCAGATCTCTCCCCAGTTCTCTTTTAAGTCTTTTGCATAAGCATAAGGAAATTGTTTATATTTTGAATTTGTAATTCTAACAGCTTGATTCATACCCGGACTTGGAAAGTTAGTGTCATCTTTTGCTTTTTCTTCTGGACTATGCAAATCGTCACCTCTCTCGTACATTGCTTCTGCCTCTTCTAAGCTTACCTTAAGTTCCTCAACCATTTTGTCTATATAAGATTTTTTTGTATTTTCATAAGAGTCGTGAGAAGCACAAGGCATATAATAAGTCATACCTTCTATTTCGTGTTCGTGAGAACCTTCACAGCCTATTTGCTTTGCTCTTTCTTCTGCAGCCTCTCTACTAACAAACATATCCATACCTCTTGTAGGTCTTGTTCTTATTGTTTGCCTAGTGGACTCTGGAGCTCCATCACCTGTGTCCATAACATCTTTAGTTTCTACATCTTCTTCTAAACCAAATGTTTGATCAATTCTTGCAGGAGGTATCTCTAAAGGATCATCTTCCCCAACAGGTACACTTGGGTCTTCTGCATCTTCTTGAGCAGGTTTACCAGTTGCATCAACTTGTTGCATATTAAGTGGTCTTAAATAAACATTGTGAGAATCATCTGCAGCTAAACCAACTGCATTTCTAGCTTCACCTATTGTTGCCCAACCACCTGAAACAGCAGTGTTCATTCTTTTATAAAGTTCATCTTGATCTTGTGATAATGCTCTTACATCTTCTACTTGATATTTACAATATACATTGTCATTGTCATCAAACTCTGGCAATAATTGATATGTAAGTTCTTCTGCAACTGTTCTCCATAAAGGAACAAGTTTTTGTTCTGTAAAATATTCTCTTAGTTCTCTTGTATTATTATAAGTTGCTGAATTTAAACCAGCTCCTAATCCTGCAAGAACAGCAGGTACACCCATAACAGCTGCAACTCTTTCTTCAGGCAATCTTCTAAGTTCAATTAAGTTCATATCTGCAGGGCTAAAAGAAACTACATCAATATTCATAGCTCCAGTAAGAACCATTGGCATACCTCTATTAGCACCACCAAATTTAGATTTATACATCTCTGAAATAGCTTCTGCTTCTTCTCTAGTTGGACCACCCATAGCATCTGATGAAGGAGAAAGTATAACTCCCGGTATTGCCATATTGTGTAATAAAGCAGTAGCATATTGACCTGCTGCTTCGTCTCCAAGTATTTCTCTAAGAACAGTTTTTATAGGTGCATATCCTTTTCTATGATCGTTAGGGTCTATACCTGTTCTAATGTGAATTACATCTTTAGTTGGTAAATCAACTGTGTCTGTAGTTGGTGTGTATTCGTAATGAGTAATCAATCTTTCTGTATTGCCTTTTGGATTTACAAAAGCAGGCATAAGAGGAACTAGTTGTACAACTTGTCCTTTTTTATTTCTGTTTTTATAAAGATAAGCATCTCCTTCTACGCTAATAGCAGACACTAAGTAATGTGAAAGTATTGCACCAGACATAAAAGGATTAGGTCTTTTAAATAATTTTGAAACAGGATGTTTAGCAAGAACTATATCTTGACCAACTTCATCTTCCTTCATAACATTTAATTTTGGTTCAGCAAAAGCTGTAGCCAAAACAGAAAGACAAGCGGCAACTGCGGAGTTACCAGAACCATTGCCAATGTCTTCTAATTTATCAGAAGGAAAGTATCCTGATTGTGTATTGTATCCATATACAGATCTATCTAGCGCTGACGCTAGTGATTGATTATAATTTAATCTTTTTAATTCTTCTCTCCCAGAAGGAGTGAAACGTTTCGTAAATCTTTGAAACGCGTTTAACTCTTCAGCCATTTATCTCCTAAACTAATAAGCATTCCATTGCCTACGCTCATTCAAGTTCAGGACACCGTATCCAAGCGCATCAACCATATCATCGTGTGCTCCAACAGGAAAGGTAAATAACTCTCTTTCCATATCATCGAGCCAAGGAGCGTCACCCTTAAAATAGACATCTCCAGACTCCATTCTAGCACTAAGTGTCAATGCTCGCGCAACTTTATCCTTATCAGGTTTAACTTCTTTAACACGCATTCCTTGACGTTTTGCCATTTGTATTAAAGAAAGTTGAAAACCTTGACGTTCCATAGTTACCCATCCTGCTTGATGTTTATCAATCATTCTTTTTATTGCACTTAAAATATCTGGTCCTTCAAACCTTTGTCTTAAACAATCAAGGACAATCATTTTATTATCCTTAGTTAAAGCAACAGCAATGATAGCAGTATAATCAGCATCTTCTTCCATTGACGTTGCAATATCTGTAGCTAAAAATATAGTACAATCTTTTTTAAAATACGTTTCACTATCTAAAACAAAATCTCCATTATCATCATAATTCCAATATTTCATCCACTCAGGTTTAATCATACCTTGACCAGCTTCAACAAACTCTGCCATATACTCTTGAGCAAAAACAATAGAACCAACTTCTGTTTTAGCTTGGTCTACTTCATCAGGATCAATTCTTGGATTATCATAAGTTGAAAATCTAAATCTTTCCCAGTTAGGTGCTTCTCCTGCTGTTTCCCATAAATTATAAAACCAGTTATTCATACCCATAGGTGTGCTAATAAATAAAGCAGAACCTTTTCTTTCAGTAAGAGTAGGACGTAATACTTCTTGCCAAACATCAGGTTTAACAAATGCAGCTTCATCCATAACAATAAAATCTAAACCTTCACCTCTAAGCCTTTGTGGATTGTCAGCTGACCTAACAGCTATTTGACCACCATTTGCTAATGTAAATTCCATATTAACAATAGATATAGTAGGTTCTATTTCTTTAGGAAAAGATTGAGTAGTAGCAGCTATATCTCTCCATCCAACTCTAGCTATAGCAAATGTAGGTGCTACCCACCAAGCACGACCACCTCGGAGTGCCACTTCCATACACATTTGTACACCAAGTCGTGTTTTACCAAATCGTCTACCAGCACAAAGTATTTTCCAACGAGCATCGGAATCAAATACTTGTTGTTGTGCTTTATGTAAAGGAGGAAGTTTAGGAACGTATAGTTGAGATTCAATTACCATATGGCTATCCCTTGGGACAGCCATTGATGGGAGGAAGTCGGAGTGGAAGACCGACAAATATATACTACCATACAAGACCTTTTCTTAGTTACTGTTTTTATTATAATACTCTCCTCTCATCTTATCTTATCTCTTCTTCTCTCCTCTCCTCTAGATGCGTTTATAACGCGTTAGTAACGCGTTACCATTTATAC